TAGCCCTGGAGTATTTTTAAAATCTTTTCCCTCAATAGATCTTCCAACAAAGCCTACTGCCATGCCATCTGGACTATGTACTGGAATAGTAACCATATCCTGTTTTTCAGAAAATCCTAATAAAAACTTCTTTATTGATAACTCTGTAATTAATCTTCCATCAAAATATCTAATTGCTCTTGGAGATGCTACTGCCTGGGTATTTAATCTTTTAATCATTACTTCATCAAACTGCGTATACTCTGGCTTTATATATAGACTTCTATTGATATCTTGCTCTAGATTTCCTTCTTGCTCTTTACTTTTAATAAATCTAATTGATTCAAAGTATGTTCTACCAGAAGTGTGCATTACAAGTTCTACAAGGTCTGCAATTTTTTGACATGAAAAACAGAAAAATATTCCACTTGTTTTATCTACTTCTCCAGCAGGGGTTCTATGGTTTGAATGGAATGGGCAAAATATAATATAGTCGGAGTCTATTTCAGACTCAATATTTATTCCTGAACCTGTGATAACTCTTTTGATTTGTTCTTTGGTATAACTATTGGTCTTGTTCCGTCTATTCCTTGTATCCATTCGCTCTGTTTTCTCCCTGTAAATATTCCATATATAGATATTTCAAATTCAAAATATTGTTTTATTTCATTATAGTCTAGTGTAAAGTCTGTATTTATGTCAAGTCTTGGCACGTAACCAGATAGACGCATCTCACAAGTGAGTAGTCTAGTGTATTCTTCTCTAAGTCTACCAATAGCAGATTCGTCATGGATTATTCCGTCCAAACTGAACTTCTTGATAGGCTTGTGATGGTAGTGTGCCATGTGTCATATTATACTGACCTATCTTCATAATCCTTGTATTTATAGTATCCCTTGTCAAAGTCTGCCTGAACTAGAAATTCTCCCATAAATCCATTACGGTTCTTTCTAAATACACATTCAATAATATCACTATTTGTACCACGTCCCAGAGCCAAAACCCAGTCAGCATCGTAGGCAATCTGTCTAGACCATGCAGTTTGTCCAAGAGTTGGAACTGTATCTAACTTGGTCACATCATCTGGAGTTGCAGATGAAATTGCCATAATTGGAACTTCTTCTGAAATAGCCATTAGTTTAAGTTCTCGTGAAAGGTTCTTCATACGAACCGTTTCATTATCAGACTTTTGATTTGGACTCATCAATTGTAGATAGTCAACAACAACGAAGTCTGGCTTATATTGATCAATCTTTCCACGTAATACAGATGGAGTTACCTCGCCACCAGAATCATTTGAAATAATATGAAACTCTGGTTTACCAGCAACGTGCTTTCCATGCCACATCTTTAAAGTGTCTAACTCAATTTGTCCAGCACTCAACTTTCTATGTGACCAAAGACCTTCACCCATAATTGCAAATACACGGTTGCGAACTTCTGTCTCACTCATTTCAAGTGATACAATCATTGGGGACTTGCCTTGCTTCCATGCTTGTACCGCAAAATATAACGATAGCCATGACTTACCAATACCTGGATAAGCAAGGAATACTCCTAATTGTCCTGGCATAATCCCTGCTGGAAGATAGTTGTCAAATCCTGGTAGACCAGTTTTGATTCCAGATAATCCTAACTCTGCTTGCTTCTTAACATTTTCATAGTATGCAATTGCTGAATCTAAATCTGTAGCATCAATATCACGAATTGCTGATGTGTTCTTTTTAAGTTCTGCAGTTTTAGAAATTAAAGATTCAAGTGCTGTAGTACTATTTCCACCCTGAACCTCAGATGCTGCAGATCTTAGAATATCTTTTAAACTATCATTTAAGTATTCTGTTTGTAATTCTTCTAAATGATATTTAGTTGCCCCAACATCTTCAATAGGTGAGAAATCTCTGAACTTCTCTACAACCAAAGAAAGTGGTGGAACCGTGCCATTGGTCTCTGAATAGTTGCGAATAAATTGCCAAATGTCATTGTGAGTCCTAAGAAGATTATCAACATTTGCTTGCATCAAAACATGGGCCTGCTTATCTTTAAGTACTGCTGAAATAAGTTTTGCTTCTGTATTATTCACTTAACCATGCCTTTGCTCTTTTTCTACGCTCTTCTCGTTCTTCTAAATCTGTTTTAACTTGTTGTCTTTTATCTATTATATCCTGTGCATAATTTGCAAAGTATTTCCAATTAGGACTCTGAGCAACATCAAAATAATAGTCTAAAAGGTTATAACATTCTGGGAGTCCATATGACTCTACTAGGGCATCTGCTGCCCACTGTTCAACATTTAAATTTAGTTGAGGCTTTTGCTCATACTTTTGAGTATGCAACTTGGAGTAACGACTGAGCAAAGCCATACGGTCTTTGCGTTCTGCCATTATTCTTCCATTTCTGCTTTTGCTTCAGCAACCTTTTCAGTAAGTTTATCTTCTACAAACTGATAAACTCGCTCAAAGGCAGCATCAATATTTTCGCCCTCACGCTTATTATCGTTTATTGTTAGATCAATACGTAATGATTGAAAGTTACCTAAATTAAGCGTATAGCCTAAAGTAACCCCAACTCGTGTATCTTCGTTTTGCATTTCATACCCTTCTATTAAATAGATTCATTCCACACTGGAATAAACCGTCCATCTTCAGTTCTCGTATAAGTTAGTATACCATCGCCCATTCTTCGTGTCAACTCTTGTGGGCTAGGCGTAATATCATTTGTTATTAATTTATCTTTTCTTGGTCTACCAATATGGTATGTAGCCAGTATATCACGAATAGCCCAGACTTGCGATTCAGAATAATATGATCTTACTTGCCATCCTCTAGCCCCGCCTTTTTGTGATCCAGTAGGAAACGGAATAATTCCTCGCTTCATTAATGACGGCATATATTTTTTATGCCTGTTTACAAGATCTGCAGTTTCACCCACCGTATAGGCTCTTTCTCTTTTTTGTTTAAAATCTTGTATTAAGCAACTTTCAATTCTATCTTTTGTAATATTATAAACAGACATTATTCCATTAGATCTATTTTAATGATGAACTCTAACTAGGTCTCCATTTAGAAACCAAACTTTTTTATTTCCAGATATTACGGATGCCTGATTATACTCATCGCTATTGCGATATCCTTTTCTATCTGCCATGATTGTTTAGTTTGGAATACCAACAACAATTAGGTTAACTGCAACAGATAAATCTCCAGATGTATTAAAATTTACAATTCCTTCAACCTTAGATGTAGTAATTGTTTTAATAACAACCGATACATTTTTACCTGCGTCTGTTCCACCAATATTAATAGGTGTTGCAGTAACTACTGGAACATACTTAAAATCAGATGGGAAATCATATGAAAATGCTGCCTGGCTTCCAATGTTTTGATTTGCATTTTTTGCAACTTCAATATAGCCACCAATAATTCTAGCCTCAGATGCCTTAACACTTTGCTTTCCAAGATTTGGTGTATCTACTGTAACGTACTTAAATGTTGCTGGTGATACCTGCGATGAAAGATCATTAATAGCATTAACTATTTGATATATATATGTAACGTCTAGTGGTTGTCCACGTTCTGGTAAAGGTAATTTTGCCATATTTTCTCCTATGTAATTATATCAGACTCTCTGTATCTTGAAAAATTGTTAATGATTCATTTCTTGTTTTTACATAACTTTCAATCTGAACTGCAACAGATATTTCTGAGCCAGAAGATGGTAGGATCATTGTAAAACTATGAGTATAGGTTGTACCACGATATTCCCAATTTCCATTATCGACCTTAATAAAAACATCGTATGCTTCTCTATCATCGTACTCAGTTGAATCTTCCCAAACAGCGGTTAATGTTTTAGTAGTAATATCTACTGCACCAGCCACCTGTGCTGGAGCATGTCCAGTTAAGTTATACGTTGGCGACCAATGAGATGTTCTATTTCTATCTTCCGAAATTATTCTATATCTAACAACGTGATTATTGCTTTCTCCAACTGCTGGTAGATTATTTTTTGATATTGTTATATTTTTAATACCTTTATCTGCCATTAGACTACATCCATAGCAAATCTAAATTCAATATAGTTTGTTGTATTTGCAGCCTTTACAATTGTTTCAGCGTTAGTATTTTTAAGCACAGTATAACCAGTCATTCCATATAGTGGATTGATAGTGCTAATATTCTCTACTCTGATTGCATCAAAGCAAACATAAAAATCTTCTGATGGAACTCCATCCTTAATTACAGTAGCATATATTTTAACAACATCAACGCCACTCCAAGTAAAACCAGAACTCTTATAAAGTTCTTGAAATTGTTTTGTAGCAACAACATATCTATTGCTAGCAAAATCATGCTCTCCACTTGCAGTACCATTTGTAATATCTATTTCAAATCTAGCCCATTCTCCAGCATCATGAATATCTGTTGATGCTGCTTCTATCATAAGTCTTACACCGTCTGGAACATCTGCTGCCTGACCATCTCTATTAATAACAGAAAAAGCAATTTTAACTTCGTCTGTTGGAGCATTTTTATTAAAATCTAAAGATGCACCAGTTAGGTGAATATGCTGAGATCCACTATTAACTACAATGTGTCCTCCAGAAACAGATAGGTCAGAGGTATCTCCACGTAGGACTACAGCATTATTAAAAAACCTACATCTTTCATATCTGCTAATTCTATTTGAGTTAGTAAAAATTCTATTATCTGAATTTGTCTGAAATGCTTTTGCTAAAAATGTTTTATTTCCAACGGTTTGATCAAAGTCATTAATAATATTATCTTGGTCATCATCATCAAGCGGACTATATTTAACAACTAATTCATAGGAACCAGCATCTTCTTCTGGTGCTGTAATATGATATTCCCAATTTTCATCTGTTGTAAAAGCAAAAATAGTTTTACTATCGTACGCACCAGCAGACGGATTTGCTCCTGCTGAAAAAATGCCAACTTCAGAAATCTCATATCGTTCTTCTGTAGGAAGTTCTGCTGTTAATACAATTTTTGAGATTCCATTTTCTGTAATATATCCTCTAGAAACAATTGGCACTCTAAACATTTCAAAATCCATTATATTTTTTGCAGAGTAATCAATGAATGCTGCATCTGTATTTAGTGGCTTTGCTCCACAACCAATAGCAATATAAGAAGCATATGCTGGGGCTTGCCCAATAAGATATTTGCCTAATATGCTTTTGCCAGTCTCTGTAATCATTATTCATTCACCTCATATATTGTATCACTAAGGATAGTTCCTGCGTTAAAAATCTCTACTTCTACCCGCTCATCTGGCAAAAGATTTACAACATTGATAACTAGATCGCCAGTATTTGAGTCTATATAAACATACTCACAATTTGGCCCAGTTCCACAAGTTGGGATTTTACTAGATAATAAAATAGGAAATTTCTTAAAATAGTCTATATCGACATTTTGAAGGCCTAGAATATTTTGTGGATTATATTGTAAATATAAGTTTGTTAAATTTTTGATTGGTTGATAAATAACATTTTGTCCATTGACCAGATCATTTCTTGCAATATTAATTAATTCTTGCCCACCAATATTTTCAAAAATAAGATCAGTCATTACCTCTATTGGAGTAGACTCATCATCAAATAAAATAATGTCTGGTCTTGCAACTTTTACATCTGTAGATGTTGACAGTATTGATGCTTTTGGTACAATGGGATTTGTATCAGCCATATTAAACCTCACTCAGATGGACTACCATTTTTGGCCCATCATTATTTCTTTGATAGTCTATATTATATACTAT